TAGCCATAAATCACCTCCTTTATGAAAATTTCAGGAGAGCATGGGTCTCAGGAAGGCTGATTTCTAATCCAGCTTCTGTAAGAACCAAATCTTTCCGTCCATCTACATCATTGTTTTGAACATTAGTAATTATGTGAGTATCACGATTTACACCATTACCCACGAGAGGTCGATAAGCTACATTCTTCATATCAACTGCTACACAATAATCTTCAAACATTCCACGAAGAAGTGGGTCAGCTACAAAATGCAATTTACCGAAAATAGTATCTACAACAGTTACCATATGTCCAAACTTCCCGGGAATACTATTCACATCTAAACGATACTGACTAGTACCAACGCTATTATTCAAGAAACTACCACTACCTAATTTATTTAGATAGGTAATTACTTTTCTACTAGCAAGTACTAGTTTATTACCGCTATTACCACTCTCAGGAGCAAAGAAATCTTCCATTGCATCCAAGAATGCATCGTATCCAGATGAAGCATAAGACATAGTATATACTTTACCATTACTTTCTGTATATGGTAAAATACCCCATGTATACCGTAATGGAGCAGAAGTAGATTGCTCATTAGATGAACTACCATAGCCAAATAACATAGCTTGCTCCATATCCATCTTATGTTCCATTAACTTCTCTTGCCAAACACGTTTATACTCATTGTTTACACCACGATATCTTGTTGCCAATGATGTTCCACTATAAAGGGGAATTGCAGTTTTAAATATCTGACAATATCCTTCACGGTCGTACATCTTATCAGCCCAACCCTCTGGGTCTTGTGAACCTTCAGCCCACGCACTACCAACTACAGAACCCTTATTTAAAGCACTAAATGTTAATGTTCCAGAAGTAGGAGTATCTAAAGGTACTATTTCATCACCACCACCTGTTACAGTAATAGTTGTTATACCACTAGAACCATCAGTTCCACTATGTGTGATAGTAGCTCCTGACGTTATTCTAAATCTATATACACTTCCATTATCGGCTTTCATAGCTATAATACTTCCACCTACTAAAAAGTGGCAAGAATTATTAGCCGCAGTTGAAGCAGAACCACTAATTGCACCATACTGGTCATAATCACAACTTAATACTAAGTTGTCAGAATCAGCATCTGCAATAGTTGGACCAGCTTCAAACGTCCATGTTACTGCTGTCGATACTTTAAAATTACGTCTCTGCCATTGATGACGCTGTTCAAGAAACTTAAACACGGGGTCATCAGTAGACTTTTTCGCAACTTTGGATAGGTAGGTGAAGAAGGGGGATTGCTGAGGAGCAAGTTCCGCTACTCTTTCACCAAAATTAAACAGTCTTCTGGAATCATTAATGTCAACACCCGAGTTAACATCATTTCCTGAACTGCCACTAAACATATCAGCCATAGTTAAACCTCCTTAACTATATTTAATTATTTACCAAGGATTTTGCTTATCGTAATCACCAATAAGCTCATCCATTATCCGGTCGTTTGCAGTTTTATCTGTCTGCCTATTAACGCCGGATACTACACCCATTGGACTAGGAATCTGCTGGGCTCTCTGCGTTTGCTCAAAAGCAGCACTAGGCTGTTGTTGGGCAGGTGCAGGAGCGGCAGGATTCGAACTAGCCCCTTTTTCTAAAGCATATAATTTCCACAAATTATCCACTGTAAGTGATTCGGGTGAAGACATCGTTTTCAGAAAATCGTTAATAGTTTCGTTATTAGCACCATAAGTCTTGTTCAAGTGTTGTTTAATACCACCCACTTGTTCACGTTGTCTAGCTTGCTGTTGCTGAGCTTCTTTTACACGATTCTGCTCATCAACCATAGCCTGACGCTCATTTGCCATGATTTCACGGTCATATTCGCCTCTTAGTCGATTATATTCATCCATATCATCTCGCCACTGGTCAGCAGTATCTAGATAGCGGGCTGACTCTGAATCAGGGTCAGAGTACGCTTCCTCTCTGCTAAAGCGGCTAGGTTTTTGTGGTTTGTCAGGTGGAGCTGGAAACTCAAATTGCTCTTCAGGAGGTGCCTCTTGTTGTGCTTGAGGATTCCCACCACGTTCTATAAGCGTATTGACTTGATTCTGAAGCATCTCGTTTGTCTTCTTAAGTTCTTCAGCTTCATTTCCTCGCCTATCTGCCTGAGACTGCCAGTATTGATAACGAACTTGTTCATTATCAAGTTGAGGCTCTTGCTGTGGTTGCATTTGTGGTTCTTGTGCAGGTATCCCCTCTTGGGGAACTGCTTGCTCTTCTGTCTTTGTGTACATCATATCTTCAGGTTGCTTTGTCCCGAAAATGACTTCATCTACAATAGAGCCTTGCTGGCTTTGTTGCTCCACGGGAGCAGTAAAAGCTTCTTGTGGGGTATCTACTGTATTTGTGTTTTCATTCATTGAAACACTCCTTTTTTGTTTTTAGCTACCCTTATTGGGACTTGAAGGGGTTGAGCTAGGTTTTGAGGCATCTCGCACCTCTTTTTGTATTTGTCCCATTGCGTCATCAAGGCGTTTCTCAAAGATTGTTCCAGCAGCTTTCGCTTTCGTGGAGGTTGAATCTAGGTTACCCTTGAATTTTTCTACTTCAGCTCTTTGCTTAGCATGGTAAACTTCACGTTCTCTGGTTTGCAAGTCTCCCTGCAGCTTCTTGATTTGTTCACCAGCCTGTTGCACTTGCTGTTGTAATTGTGCAATCATATCTGTACGCTGCATTACACCTTCCATATCAAAAACTTCTGTTTTCTTCAGAACTTCTTGTTTATCAATGATACCATTCTTATATGCGTCCATATATAATTCCAACTGTGCATATCGGTTTGTGGGTAAAGTAGAACCAGTCACTACAACCACATCATACTTGCCAACACCGATGTCATTTAGAATCTTTGTATTACCTTTATCATCATAAAGCCGTTTGTTTATAACATACTCAGACATTGAATTATTAGGCTTTAATAAACGAATAATCTTTTCTTCTTTATAAAGTTGTTGCATCATATCAATAGCTACTAAAGCTGTATGCTTTAGACCATATTCTATATCAGCTAATTTAGATTTCATTTTGCGTTGTCCAAACTCATCCAAACTAACTGTTGCCTTGTATGTATGAGGAGCTGCCTGAGAGTTCCCCATCATCATTTCATACAAACCAAGTTGATGGTCTATGTCAGATTTAGCAGTTGTTTCGTTTTGGTATAATTCATTAGGTAATGGTACAGGTTGAGCAACTTGTGGAATACCTAAGTCAAAGTCAACTTCAATTCCTACTCCCGGCTGTGCCCATTTCTCTTCAAATTCATTCATATCAACCGAACCAGATGGTAATAATACTTTTAGATTAGTTGAAGTGGTTGCATGAGCAATAATAAGAGAACGTGTCTTATTAATATACTCTTGTACACCCTTTACCATCCTCACATCACTGACAGGATATGGGGTTCTTGTATGCATGTTCATATAAAATACTAAAGGATACCTCTCAGTTGGTAAGATTCTCTCATATAAGAGAGTATCGCCCATGATAACTTCCATCTTTATCCGTTTAGTAGGTACAGTAACACTTTTAATTTGCTGTTGCTTTAAGAGGTCTAAATGCGTTACTTGTTCTACCTGAGGTGGTGGAGGAACTTTCTGTCCCATCATCTTAGCCTGTTGAGCTATTTGTTCATACTGCATACTTAACTGCTGTATTAATTGAACAGCCATCTCAGGTTTTGCTATAATATTACCCTCTATTATCCATGCAGGTCTTTGAATATATTCCTTAAAGGCATTATCATCCAACAGATGCTCATGCCCACTCCATGACTCAAATACACGATGCATTTGAGTAATAGTTTTGTGATATCTTTCGTAACCTCTTATATAATCATCCCCATCACCAAAAGTAGTCTGGGTTTGTGTTTCTGTATCCTCAGGGAAGATAACTTCTCCATCACCTGCACGAGTTGTTACAGGAATATCAGTATTAAAACTATCTGAAGTAGCATTTTTTATAGCCTTTTCATACATTGGATAAAGCTTTTTAGCCTGAGCTTTTGTAAATAATCGTGATATAATAATATTTTCTGCATCGCTACAACTACGATTACGACTATTTGGGTCTACATAAACAGTAAGAGGGTCAATATCTAATAAACATACCTCTCCTTTACCCATATCTTTCATAGGGTCTTGATAAACTAACATACAACCCATACCAGTAACATAATAGTCATCTATAACATTCCTCAATACTTGGTCTCCATCAGATATGTGCCACATATATTCCAATAACCCATTTATAGTTTGTGCTATTTGGTTATCACTATCTTCACGAGGAGAAACCCTAAAAGAAGGTTTGTTACTTGTAAGCATAGCTTT